GTTTTTCTCCTCCTTTAAACTTTTTATTTTTAATCTTAGCTTTTTATTTTCTTCAGTAAGTCTTTTAATTCTTTCAGGCTCTCCTAATTTATCTATAAAAGATTTATACAATTCACTTTTAATAATTTCTTTTAATGTATCTAACTCATTTTCTAAAGTATTGATTCTCTTACGCATTTTGAATTTGCTAGGAAGTTCCTCTTTATCAAACATATCAGGAGCATTTATTTTTTTAGGTTTACGCTTCCAACAATTTAACATTATTAACACTTCCTATTCTTTTTTCTTCGTTATTTCTATCAGGTAATAAAGTATTAGTTTTATAACCATACGACATCATATCTTCTAATAACCATTGAGGGATAATTCCTTTACTAAGCCACATAGTAGCTTTTTCATAATTTCTAGTTGCGTGAGTATCGTCTAATTCTCCATAAACTCCACGCTTGAAATATCCATCATTTTTCATTTTTTCTAAAATATCGTAAGAATATGTTTTTGCCGAACTATCACATTTATCTAATATTTCAGCTATACTAGGCATAAATTTAGAAGTCCTTATTATTTCATCAATAGCTTTTAAAACTATTTCGGGTGTATATCCTATTATTTGTTCTTGATACATTTTTGTTAATGCTACAAACTCCTCATCTTCCAAATCTTTAAAAAAATATGGATATGCAACTTTTAACTTTAAAATCATTCCGCTAATCAATTTTGATTGTTCCATTATATACTCCTTTCAAAAATTCTAATTGTTTATTACTTTTAGTTTCTTTTTTAGTAGTAGTTTTTTGATTTAGATAACCCTCGAACTTATTACTAAATAAAGTTTCAGGTCTTAAAAATTTTTCAAATTCAGTTCCTAACCATTCTTCGGTTTTTTTATCAATAACAATTTTAAAATCATTTAGAGTAAAACCATCGTTGATTCTAGCTTTAATTAAGCTTTTAGTTTTTTCAGTAGAATACTTATAATGAGATTTAGTCCTGATGTTTAAATAATCAATAATACCTTTGATTTCTTCAATAGATATTTTTTCTTTTACAATTTCATTATTAATTTCATTTTCAGTTTCATCTTCATATTCATATTCAATTTCAGGAGTTGTTAAGTCTTTTGCTTCTTCGTTTGCTTCACTATTTGCTTTAGCAAAATCTTTAGCATTTTTCTTGTCAGCACCTTTTTTTCCAGCTTCAGCCCTTTTATCACTTAATATTCCATCTTTTCTCATTCTTTTTTGAAACAATAAATCTTCTTCTATCATTAAAACTTTTTCTTCTATTAATTCGTCTAAAGAATGTTCTATTATTGAAATATCATAAGGCATTTGTTTAGCTAACTTTAGAGCAAAATTTTTAATATTGCTTTCCGTTTGCTTATCTTTTTGCTTTAACAAAATACCCCCGTATATATCACTTTTATGAAAAATACACATTAACCTAATATAGACTCCTGTAGCTTCAGCACTACACTCAATTAATTTTTCATCGGTTAAAAAATCTTGCACATATAAAGGAAGATAAGGTTGATTTCTTAAAGCCATTTTTCTACTACCTCCATTTCCTTTTTTGATTTTTTTACTATTAAATGCTATAATCTAATAGTAAAATTGTTTGATTTTACATTTATTGATTTATGAGTTCTAACCCAATTCATAAATCTTTTTTTATTTATTAATTTCTTCATAAAAATACTCCACAATTTCTCCGCCAACAGCAAACGCTATTATGAATGTTAGGAATCCAAACCAAGTCCAACCATACATATTTCCTGTTATCCAACCATAAATAGTTAGCATAAATAAATCGTGTAATACTATTCCGGCACATATTAGCAAAACTCCTAATAATGCTACATTTCTCCATTTAATCTTTAATCTCTTTTTATTCTTTTTCATTTTATTTTTTCCTCTCTATTTTCGTTTAATTTTATTTCCTTAATTTTTAATTCTTTTTTAACTAAGTGTGTTGGTATAAGAATATCTCTACCGCTAACAGGTATATAGTAATTTTTTTCTTCAGCAATTTTTAATAAATGCTTCATCACTCTTTCACCATATCTTCTTCCCTGTCCTAATAACTCAGTTAATTCTTTTTGATTTAAGTAAGGCTTTTCCATTTTTTAAATCACCTCTTTTGCTAGTCTTATGTTTATTTCTTTTTATTGTTGTTATTTTCATTACTACCTATTGCACTAAGTAGATAAATTACAATTACTATAGTTGAACATATAATTAATGTAATTTGTACTCCATCACTCATTTTTAATCCTCCTTATCTTCAGTTTGGTTTTCCCCAACTTTTTGAGTAAAAAAATATAGAGCTACTTCTTCTTGTGGTATATCTAAAATGTCTTTTTGCATTGATTTTAAAATTTCATCTTGACTAAATGCTGTTTTATTTTTTAATTTATTAGAAATTGCTGTGTCTGATAAATGTAATAATTCAGCATATTTTTTTAGATTACCTAATTTTTCAGTAATTCTACCTCTAAGTTTTGAATAATCATAATTTCTTTTCATCAGTTTCACACCTCCTTATCGGTTTGGATTTTCCCAACCTAGTTTAATCTTACACTATTCCATTTTAGAAGTCAATAGAAAAATTTAGTTTTTCCCAACTTTTTTTTAATTTTACACAATTATTGTTGTTTTTTCCCAACTTTTTTGATATTATTAATATGAGGAGTTGATAAGATGTTAGTTGACACTTTTGCTAATCGTCTTAATAAGATAATGACTATCAGGAATATTAAGCCTATTGAATTATCCAACAAGACAGGAATAGCAAAATCACAAATTAGTCATTGGTTAGCCGGAACATATAAAGCTAAACAAGACAGCCTAACTATACTAGCGGAATTTTTTGATGTCGATGAAACTTGGTTAATGGGTTTTGATGTTCCTATGAAAAGTGAACGGAAACAATTAACTAAAGAAGAAGAAAAAGAATTATTAAAAGATGTCTTAACTAGAAAAGGATTCTTAGATAAAAATGAAGAAATGAGTGAAGAAGATTTTAATAATTTAATTGAGTTTGCAAAAGCAAATAAGAATTTTATAATGAGAGATAAAGGCAAAGAATAAGAATATCCCCTTATAGGAAATATTCTAAATAAAATATATATAGTGTAATGTCAATTTTTAAATTTTCTAATTCACTATATAAAATATTAATATCCACGCCCCGACCCCCTCTCAGGGCTCTATTATAAAATTAACATTTTATTTTACCAATAATTGGTAATAAATTTAATAAATTTTCCTTAAATTGTCGTTTTTATGTCTTAAATGGTAAAAATAACGCACTTAATCGGGAAAATTGACGCTTTATACATAAAAAAGCACATTTTAAGCTTAAAAATATGCTAGTACAGGTATTTTTATAGATAAGTAAGTATTGGAGGTGTAAATATGACAAAATGTCCTAAATGCGGAAGTGAAAATGTTTCTATACAAGTTGTTAATGAAGTTAAATTAGTTAAACAACATCACAGCTTTTTATGGTGGATTACCATTGGTTGGATATGGACTTTTTTTAAATGGTTTTTCTTTACCTTACCAGCTTTAATATTTAAAATATTTGGAATAGGTAAAAAATATAAAACAAAGAATATAGAACATAAAAAAGCTGTTTGTCAAACTTGTGGTAAAGTTTGGGAAATTAAATAAAAAAAGACGCCTAGAGGTGCAACTCTAAGCGTTGAATGAAAACCCATAAGACTAGCAATCTTAAACAAAAATAACCGAGGCTATAATTGTAATTGAGTTTTCTATTACATTATAGCACGATTCTAAGAATAAAACAATAAAGGAAGTGCTAAAATGTCAGTATTTAAAGACAAAGAAAAGACTAAAGATGGTCGTCAATGGCGTTTTAAAGTTTACTATCATAATACCGAGGGCAAATTAGTTCCTTATACTTCTAAAAGGTATTTGTTAGAAAAAGAAGCTAAAGCCGAAGAAAGAGTGTTTTTACTTAATCGTGACGCTCCTGTTAAGAAAAGGTTTGAGGTAGTAGCTGATGATTATTTTGAAGACGCATTTAAACGATTAAGAGAATCTACGGTCTTAACATATAAATCTAATTATGAGAATCATATTAAACCCTATTTTAAAGGTAAATTTATAGATGAAATTTCAGTAATGGATATTGAGAATTGGAAAAATAAACTTATCGACAAAGGATTATCTATCGACTCCTGTAATCAATACTATGTAGTATTTAAAGAAATCTTTACTTTTGCAAATAGAAAATATGAATTAAACTATAACCCTGTTGAATTATCAGGTCGTTTCAAAAAAAGAAATGATGAAGTTATTGAAACAAAAAGTAAATTAAAATATATTGTATATGAGCAATATTGTAAATTAATAAGTGTTATTGATGACGCACTATGGCATTGTTTTTTCCTTACTCTTTATTTCACAGGAATGAGAAAAGGAGAAATGCAAGCTCTAACTTGGAGAGATATAGATTTTAATAATAATTTAATTAGTATTAATAAAACTATATCATTCAATACTAAATCAGGTAAATATAAAATCACAGCAACTAAAAATTGTTTAAATAGAGAAATAACAATGTCTAAGAGATTAAGAGAAGAATTATTAAAGTATAAAGAAATAGTTATGCAATATGCTGACTTTAGT